GCTTACAGTTCGTGGGAAGCTTATGTAACAAACCAAACGCCTCTCGCAAAACAGGACTTTGATTCTAAAGTAGGCTATTACAAAAACATGTGAGTTTAGGATGATTATCCCTACATTAACTCGTGCCGAGGCCATTCAGAACATAATCGCCACCAACAAGCCGTCTCTTGTGTGTATTGGGCATGCTGGTGATTTGCAGCGTTTGGGTGAGGAGTTAAGGCAGGACATTGTCAGTGCGTGTGGTCATGAAAAGGTTCGCTTTGTTAATGCCAAGTGGAGGCATGGGGTTTCCCTTGACTCTAGATGGCGTAGAGTTGACTTGTTTTCGTCATTGGAGCGTATCGTTTTTAGCGTTTGCAATGACAGGGCGGCGGCTCACAGTTGGTCTTCCCACGGATTGTTTAACGGGTTGATTATTTCACACTGGTCTCGGGAACAATTGGATGCGATAGATTTGACCTTGGCACTGCATCGCCATGAATACAACGCAGAAAAAGACCCTGGAACAAAGAATAAAATTGCTGAGCGTCACATGTCGGCTTCATTCGACTTTAACAGCATGGTACGGGAAGGCAATGACTTAGCTCGCGAGATTGAAGTCAAAGTTGAAGCGATCCGAAATCTCTATTTTACTGACCCAGAAGCAGCCAAAACTGCCTTCAAGACTCTTAAGGAGCAGTATGGCGACATACTTGGAACTCTCGAGTCAAGGGTCTTGAAGTAACTCCAATCCCACCCGACACAATCATAAGCCTCGCAAATGCGGGGCTTTTTTTATGGAGTATATATGGCAGTTGAAACATACAGCTGGCGCTCGCAGCTCGGTGCTGGGGCGATTGAATATAGTCAAACGGTGCGCGCTGCGCAGTTCGGTGATGGCTATGAGCAGGTTGCTGATAATGGCATTAACTCTACTGCTATTCAGGTGCCAATGAAGCATACCGGCACAGAAACGGAGGTGAACAGTATTCGTGATTTCCTCCTGGCTCATACCGTTAAAGCTTTTATCATTACGCCGCCCGGCGAAGCGAAGGGGCTTTATCGGGTAGTCGCCGATTCCGTACGGAAAAATCAGATCAGCAGCAAGTTTGCTGAGCTGACGTTCACCATCAAACGGGCTTACGGAGTGTATGCATAATGGCATTAGTCGATCAGGCGGCGATGCTGGCACCGGGTGGCAGAGTACGCCTGGTTGAAGTTGACGCCTCAGAGTTCAGTGGTGGTATTCACCGTTTCCACTACGCACCTTTCCCCCATACGCCGGAAGAGATCGACGCTGCCAATGGTGATGAAGAAAAGCTCGGACCAAAGCCAATCGTATTCGGTGGGAATACCTACGATTTTTGGCCGTTTCAGGTAGCAGGCCTGGAGCTTTCAACAGACCAGGCCGCAGAGCCGACACTCAGCGTTTCCAATCTCGACGGTCATATCACGGCGCTATGCCTGCAATTTAAAGACATGGTTAATGCCAAAGTGAGCATTATCGACACCTATTCGGTTTACCTCGATGCCGTGAATTACCCTGGTGGAATGAACCCGACCGCAGACCCGTCGATGTTCACACTTCAGACCTTCTGGCTTGACACGAAAACCTCCGAAGACGACGAAGTGGTTTCATGGTCACTCAGTAGCCCCGCAGACTTGCAGGGGCTTGTTATCCCAACCAGACAAATCACCTCGCTCTGCGAATGGGCGCTACGCGGGCAGTACCGGAGCGGCGATGGATGCACCTATAACGGTACGGCATATTTCGACGCGAAGGGGAATCAGGTTTCAGATCCTGCCCTTGATGTATGTGGTGGTTGCTTCAGTGACTGCCGTAAACGATTTGGCGCCGGCCTGGCAGATCCTAACGCGGCAATTCTCGACTTTGGCGGCTTCCCGGCAACCGTTCTCTTCACCCGATAACCGGACGTACCAATGAATAAAACCATAATGGCAGCTATCCGGGCGCATGCACTGGAGGAATCCCCGCGTGAGTGCTGTGGCTTCGTTATTCAGTCTGGCCGTCGCCAACGCTACATTCCCGTGCCGAATACGCACGAAAATCCGACAGAGCATTTTCGCATCGACGGCGAGCACTGGGCTAACGCCGAAGATATCGGGACGATTATTCGCGTCATCCACTCCCACCCGGGCGACGGTGCCCGGCCTATTCCGTCCGATCTGGACCGCCAGCAGTGCAACAACTCCGGCGTGATCTGGGGTATTTACTCACCTGACAGCGATGAATACGCCGAGATAATGCCGGAGGCGGTGCCGCTTATTGGGCGTCCGTTTATCCTGGGCTCGAATGACTGCTGGGGGCTGATTATGGACTGGCATGCCATCCAGGGCGTCACGCTAAACGATTTTCGCGTCGATTACCCGTGGTGGGAAAGCCAGTACCCGGACAACCTCTATTTCGAAAACTGGGAGCGGGAAGGGTTCGTCGAGTGCGATCCGGCACCAGGCTGCATGGTCATCATGCAGGTTGATTCTGATAAGTGGAACCACGCGGGCATCATCACTGAAGAAGGTGAACTGCTCCACCACCTTTACGGCCAGCCTTCCTGCATTACCCCGTATGCCCGAGGCTATTTCAAAGACCGCACGATGATCTGCGTTCGTCACAAAGACCTGCCGCAGGAGATAAAGCCATGGCGCGTTTAACCACCATTCGTCTGTATGGCGCACTGGGCGCCCGCTTCGGGCGTGTGCATAAACTGGCAGTGCAGACATCTGCCGAAGCGTTCAAAGCCCTGTGTATCAACTTCGACGGGCTGGAAGACTATCTAATGAATGCAAAAAAAAATGGCATGACCTTCGCGGTGTTTCGCGGTAAGCGCAACATAGGCGTGCAGGACTTCCAGGAGTTGGCAGGCGATAGCGATATTCGCATAGCGCCAGTTATGGAAGGGGCGAAGAAGGCCGGCATGTTCCAGACAATCCTCGGCGCCGTGATGGTTGTTGCTGGTGTCCTTACTGGAGTGGCAACCGGCTGGACGGGCGTAGGTTTGACATTTGGGGCCGGACTTATCATGTCGGGCGCGTCAATGATGGCCGGCGGTATTTACCAGATGCTTTCGCCCCAGCCCAAAGGGTTACAGGGGCGAGACGACCCTGACAATAAACCCTCTTATGCCTTTGGTGGCTCAGTGAATACCCTTGCGATGGGAAACCCGGTCGCGCTTCTTTATGGTGAGCGAGAGATCGGCGGCGCCATCATCAGCGCTGGCATAGTCGCCGAAGACATCTGATAACTCCTTTCTGAATATCAAGCACCCAGTCGGGTGCTTTTTTTATGGATGTAATATGGAAGCGATCACTGGTGCAAAGGGTGGCAGCCAGAAGCAGCACACACCTGTAGAACAGCCTGATTCGGCGCAGTCAATGGCGCGCTGCCGCATGCTGCTGGCGCTCGGGGAAGGTGAGTTTGCTGGTGGTCTGGATGCGACCAGCATTTTCCTGGACGGTACGCCGCTGGGAAACGCCGACGGAACGATGAACTTTGAAAACGTTTCCTGGGAATTTCGGCCGGGAACACAGACCCAGACGCCGATTCCGGGTTTTCCCGCAGTGGAGAACGAAACTACGGTTGGCGTATCTCTGACAAAAGCCACGCCCTGGACGCGCGCGCTGAGTAACACTCAGATTGACGCTGTGCTCGTTCGCATTGGTATTCCGGGTTTGCAGCAACAGGAAAACGACGGGGATATTGTCGGCACTACCGTAAAGTACCATATCGATCTTGCTGTGGATGGTGGTGCGTTCTCTACTGTCATGACAAGGACCGTGACAGAGAAACTCAGTTCTCTCTATGAACTGACCCATCGCATTAATCTTCCGAAAGCCAGCACGGGCTGGCAGATTCGCGTGGTACGCGACACCGACGACAGCACCAGCCAGATGTTGCAGAATAAAACGCAGGTACAGGCAATCACTGAGGTGATTGATGCGCGCCTGCGTTATCCCCATACGGCGCTGCTGTATGTGTCGTTCAACGCCAAATCGTTCAACAATATCCCGAAGGTTTCCTGTAAACCTAAGGGGCGCATTATCCGCATCCCTTCGAATTACGATCCGATAGCCCGAACCTATAGCGGCACATGGGACGGGACGTTTAAGTGGGGCTGGACGAATAACCCAGCATGGATCTGGTTCGATGTGCTCACTGAGCCGCGTTTCGGACTTGGCCGACGCGTCACGGCGCAGATGCTGGATAAGTGGGAGCTTTACCGTATTGCCCAGCGTTGCGATCAGAAAGTACCTGACGGGAAGGGTGGCGACGGTACCGAGCCGCGCTTCATGTTTGATGTCTACATCCAGTCGCAGGCTGATGCGTGGCAGGTAATCAAAGACATCGCCGCAGGGTTCAATGGCATGACGTTCTGGGGCAACAATATGTTCAATGTTGTCTCGGACATGCCGGCGGATACGTCGAAGCTGCAAATCCTTACCCGCGCTTCGGTGGTGGGCAAACCGGTTTACTCGAGCGGCAGTGAAAAGACCCGCTTCTCCAGCGCGCTGATTAACTTCAGCGACCCTGACAATCACTACCAGGACCGCACAACAGCGGTGATGTTCCCGGACCTGGTTAAGCAGTTCAAGTTTAAGCAGACGCAGATCACCGCAATCGGCTGTACGCGCGAGAGCGAAGCACAGCGCCGTGGCGGGTGGGCTGTGTACTCCAACTCACTCGACCGGATTATCACGCTACAGACCGGGCTTGATGGCTATGTCTACGTGCCGGGTACCGTGTTTGCATTTGCCGACGAACGCCTTTCAGGGCGTGTTTATGGCGGGCGTATAACCGGATATAACGCCGGGTTGAAGGCTGTGACAACCGATCGGGGAACCAGTGCCGTTGCGGGTGACACACTGATGATCCGCACACAGGGCGGTACCGTTGAGAGCAGGGTGATCCAGGCCGTAAACGGCACGCAGCTGGTGGTCGCCACGCCTTTCACGGCAGAGCCGTTACCCAACGCTGTATTCGTCATCGATGCCGGGCAGTTGCGCCTGCAATACTTCCGCGTTACGAACCTGAGATTTGATGATGAAGAAAACACCTTCACAATCACCGGGGCCGAATATAACGCATCAAAATATGATGCGGTCGATAACAATGCCCGCCTGGACACGCCGCCAATCAGTCTGATACCAACCGGCCTCGTCAACCAGCCGACCAATATCGTGGTAGCGAGCTATGACGCAGTGCGCCAGGGGCAGCGAGTGGCTACCCTGACGGCATCCTGGGATGCGCCGGTCGACAAGAACGGCAAACCTCAGGCGGATGTAATAGCCTATCGGGTGCAGTGGAAGCGCGGCGACAATGAGTGGGTTAACGTACCGGAGACCGGACTTCGCAATATCGAAGTGCCTGGCATCTTCGAGGGTGATTATCTGGTCCGTGTACGCGCCATCAACTCCGGCGGTGCATCGAGTCTCTGGGCTACTTCCACGCTTACACACCTGAAGGGACGCGCGGGTGAGGTACCCAAACCTGTCGGGCTTAAGGCCTCCGAAGACGTCGTATTCGGAATCAACGTCACCTGGGGATTCCCGGCTAATACTGGCGACACCCTGAGCACTGAACTGCAATACAGCATTGCCGCTGACGGTTCGAATCCGATGCTTTTGGCATCTGTACCGTATCCGCAGAAACTTTATCAGCAGATGGGGCTGAAGGCGGGGCAGGAATTCTGGTACCAGGCGCGGCTTGTCGACAGGATCGGGAATCAGAGTGGATGGACCGACTGGGTGCGCGGGCAGGCCAGCATCGATGTATCCGATATCACCGATGCAATCCTGGAGGACATGAAAGGCTCCGATACGTTCAAAGACTTGATCGAGAACGCGGTGGACAGCAGCGGAAAACTGGCA